CTGCGGGTAGAATCTTAACCACCGGAAGAATCTTAACCGCAGGGTAGAACTGAACAGTAGTAAAGTTTTGCAAGCTGGCCGGAAGCCGTGACCGAAGGAACTGGGAGCGAAGCCGTGACCGAAGGAGCGAAGCGAACCACCAAACCCAAACTCAAACCCAAACCCAAACCCCGGAAGCCGGGAGCCTTTGTTCCACGTGGAACATTTTTACCGCCAGCAAGAACCTTACCGCTGGGAAGGAATTAAACCAACGGTAAAGGCTGAAAAACCGCAAGAAAACCACCGTGAAAATCAGCTTTTTTGCACCTGTCAAAAAAAACTTGAAAAAAAGTTACGAAAAAAAGGTCTGCAATCTGTAAACCGCTGGAAACCAGTGACTTACAGGCGTAAAAAAAAGTGAAAAAAAATGCAAAAAAAAGTTGCAAAAAATGAGGAAACATGCTACATTGTAACCGTTGCGGGGATGGGCCCCAAAACGTCGGCAGCGGATTGAGGCTGCGAGAAAGAAAGAAATGATTATGAAAGAGAATGTTGTAAATGCAAACAGTGTCAGAGTTGAAATGCAAGGAGCTTACGAATTGGTTTATTCGGAAGAAAAGGAACCGTTCTTACCGATTATTTTTGACTATACCGGCGGGGGAGCTGAGTATCTTGTCGCAGAGTATAATGGAGAGACTTATTACCATGAGGAAGAGCATGGTTGGTATCAAGAGAATGAGCACGGAGAAACTACAATCCCATCTGAAGAAATAGAAGATGAATTGTATAGGCTATGTGGATGTGATACTTATCAGTTAATCAAGGAATACGATTTAAATTTAATTGTAAAAATGCTCCCTGATTTTTTAAAAAAATATAATCTTGAAATATATTTTGAAAATAACAGTGATTTTGCAAACCTTGGAACTTACTATGTTTGCGATATGGACAGAGAGATTGAAAATGATAAAGAAAATTGGAGAAAAGTAGAAGAAGATGAATACTATAAGATTGCTCAACTTATAATTGGTGATAAAATAATAAGATTAGGGTGTGAATATTACCAAACATTAAAGCATCCAGAATACGCGAATTAACAAATCATAAAACAAATGGGGCCCCGAACAGGGCCCCAAAAAAAAAAGAAAGAAAATGATCATGATAAAAAAGATTACTAATAAAGATATTATAAATGGTTCTTTCGTTATCCCGGAAGGAATTACTGAAATTAGAGATTTTGCTTTCTATGAATGTAGCAGCCTAAAAAACATTACAATCCCTAAGAGTGTTGCTGAGATCGGGGAGTGTGCTTTCGGCGGATGCAGTAGCCTAACAAACATTACAATCCCTGAGAGTGTCGTTAAAATTGGAATTGAGGCTTTCGAAAGATGCAAAAGCTTGAAAAATATCAATCTCCCGGATGGTGTCACTGAGATTGGGGAGGGAGCTTTCTTCGGATGCAGCAGCCTAACAAACATTACAATTCCGGAGAGTGTCACTGAGATAGGGGAGGGCGCTTTCGACTTATGCAGCAGCCTAAAAAATATTACAATCCCGGAGAGTGTCACTAAAATTGGGAAGTTTGCTTTCTATGGATGTAGTAGTTTGGAGAACATCATAATCCCGGAGAGTGTTACTGAGATAGGGGAGGGCGCTTTCGATTGGTGCAAAAGTTTGAAAAAAATATCATTACCTAAAAAAGTAAAATTGGGGCACGATGCATTTTACAGATGCCCCCCGGATCTTGAAATTATTTTTCGAGACTAAATCGCCAGCGGATTGGTGCTGGGTAAATACAAAAATGATCATGAAAATAAACATTACTAATAAAGATATTATAAATGGCTCTTTCGTTTTTCCGGAGGGGGTAACTGAGATTGTTGATTGGGCGTTCGAAGATTGCAGTAGTCTGTCGAACATCATCATCCCGGAGAGTGTTACGAAGATTGGCTTTGGTGCTTTCTACAGATGCAAAAGGTTGAAACATATCACTCTCCCGGAGAGTGTTACTGAGATTGGGAAGTGGGCTTTCTACGGATGCTGGAGTCTATCGAGCATCATCATCCCGGAGGGGGTAACTGAAATTGGGAATATGGCTTTCAGCGAATGCAGTAGTCTGTCGAACATCATCATCCCGAAGATTGTCGCTAAAATTGGAATTGGTGCTTTCTACGGATGCAGTAGTTTGAAAAACATTACAATCCCGGAGAGTGTCACTGAAATTGGGGATTGGGCGTTCGATGGATGCACAAATTTGGAAAGCATCACCATTCCGAAGAGTGTCACGAAGATTGGGATGTGTTCTTTTGAAAGATGCAAAAGGTTGAAACATATCACTCTCCCGGAGAGTGTTACTGAAATTGGGAATTGGGCTTTCTGCAGATGCAAAAGGTTGAAACATATCACTCTCCCGGAGAGTGTTACTGAAATTGGGAATTGGGCTTTCGAAAGATGCAAAAGTTTGAAAAAAATATCATTACCTAAAAAAGTAAAATTGGGGCATGATGCATTTTACAGATGCCCCCCGGATCTTGAAATTATTTTTCGAGACTAAATCGCCAGCGGATTGGTGCTGGGTAAATACAAAAATGATCATGAATAAAACAGTAACCGAAACATCTCCTAAAGACATACTCAAGCAACTCGCTCTAGAGTTTATTTCAAGCGATGGAAATACGGCATTCAAACACTGGGAGACTGTCACGTTTGGTGGGCAAGTGTCAGTGTATGCTGATATCAAGAGTGGTCGAAGTGACGATTATTACATTTCAATATCGGCTGAGCTCCCAACTAAAATTAAGTTTTACAATGAGATCACAGTGTTGGCTACCTGCCACGCCGTTGAGGACGGAGAGGATGTGTTTGATTGTAAAATTGAAGAGCTTGGGCTGACGAAGAAGCAACTCGCATCATTTATAAAGCGGGTTAAGCTCTGGTCACTCGATTATAAATAATGAAATTAAAAACCAAAAAAGAAAGGAAAAATTGAAAATGAAAACACTACTAAAAAATGATGCGCTCTACTGGAGCGGCCAAAAAACCGGCATGACCGACGCCGAATTTTCGGCGGCATCCAAAACCGCCGGGCACGTCTCACGGCCCCGCGGATGGAAGCAGTACCAGAAAGGAGAACTTATCTACCCAGCCTATGGATTGGATAAGCTCTACAGCCTCAGCGGTTTACATGCCGCTTGCCATTACCCAAAATGGGATGGTATATATTTACAGTCTGTCAATAACCGATGGATCACCAGAGGTGACGGTAAAAACGGGCTCGATATTACGGACTGGCTCACGGGCCACCGCGCCGCCATCCTTTGTCGCGAGATTGTCCGTTATGCAGGCACCGGCTGGAGCGCGGAGCTATGCCTCCCGTATCCCTTTGGGAGGCAAGACCTTGTAAAGGCTCTTGCTTCTGGCGGAGAGCCGCCTGTTCCCCCCCTCATCATCCCGCACCTTGCAGGGATTCGCCCGGGCAATTGCCCTCAACACGTTCCCGCCCAATGGGTTGCACAGGATTTTTCCGTCGATATTGATGGCTGGGTTTTGGAGCTTTTTGGCGGGGAAAAACTAGCCTACAAAGTAAAATAATAAAAAGAAAGGAAAAAGTTATGAATATGATTAAAAAAAGAACGTTTACAGGCAGCCTAAGTGGCGAGTATAACAACTTAACGGCTGAGATCAAAGATCTCCTTGAGATCATAAAAGAAATTCCGGCCGAAGAATGGAGCGCCGACGGCGGCTCTGGCTGCGAAGACTCCGGCGGATGGAGTAGCTCCATTGGAGCTAGTATCGTAAAAAGCGAAGTAAAACATTATTTCTCCATTTTGATCAGCCTTTCTCGCAAGGCTGCCAGAAATGCGGATGTGTTTGAGTTGCGGGGGGCTTGCAAGCTGGAGAACCTCCACTTTACCTTGAGCGATGCCGAAGAAAGCGATTATTACGAAGTGAACATTTGGGGAGCAGAAGAATTTCTGGCGACCTGTAAAAATCTACCAAGCAACTGGCAGAGTTGTGTTGTGGACTTTTTCGACGAGTCCATTTTAAAAGAAAGAAGAGGGGAAGGCTGGGTTTAACCCCCAGTACCAGGCTAATAACAAAGAAAGGAAAAAATAACATGAGTACACGTTCTTATATCGGAATTGAACATCCGGACAAAAAAATTGAAATGGTTTATTGTCATTCTGATGGCTACGTTAGCCATAACGGCATTAAGTTATTATCTTTTTATAATAACTCAAAAGCCGTGGAAAAAATAATGAAACTGGGTTATTTATATTTTTTAGATAATAAACTCACGCCTAAAAAAGGAGTTGAACATGCTTTTTACCCAAAAAGCAGACAGAAAGGCGTATCTCTATTTTTTAAAAGAGATAGAGGAGACACCGATGTTGATTCTTTAAAATGGGATTCTTTAGATCATTTTTTGAAAGAAGGGTTAAAAGACGCATGGGATATTGAATATGTTTATTTGTTCAAAAATAACCGTTGGCACCTTCTGTATAAGGGAAAATTTGTCGTTTTATCTGATTTGATAGATGATTTGATAGATAAAGAAAAAAATGAGTTTTAAACGTAATCTAGCTTTTTGGCTGATTTTTAGCCAGGTTTGCCCTAGGCCCGCCGCCGTGGTCGTATGGGGTCTGGGCCTTGCCATTGCAGGCTTTGTAACGTTTTGCGTGATTATCGCCAGTGTTCCGAGTGATCAAACCACGCCTTTTTTCTCATTCACACCAAGTGAGGCAGCGATCCGGGAGGACTGGGCTAATTACCACCGCTGGATGGCTGACTTGGCGCGGGAGACCAACTCTTTCTCCTGGCGCCGCGCCAAGGAGTACTGGCTTTCCGTCGGCGAGTCCAGGCCGATTATTTTTTACCCGCGCAAGCCGCGATGGCCGGAGCCGCCGCCAAAAGAGTAGCGGTTTCACACCGACACCACGAGCCCCGACACGTTCGGGGCTTTTTTGTTTCCCAGAGCGCCCCCCCCCGAACCGACCGCCAGGGGGGAGGGAAGGAATCTTTTTTTATTCATAAGCCGTTGGCGGAGAGGGTCTTACTGCTCCTTTTTTATATGGGCAAATTTTTTATAGCTTCTGCAGCACAAAATACTTTACAAAAATTTAATAGTCAATATAATTTCTTGGGGAAAATGTTATGTCGGAACCAAAAAAGCGAGGCCGCCCGAAAAAGGTTAAAGATACACCTAAGCTGGAGAATTATTTACCGAAGGAATTATCTTTAAATGAAATGGCGGAGCTTATCCATGCCAGTATCCGCACGGTTTATTCTTTGGAATCACAGGGAGCGATTGAGCGAGAGAAGAATGGAAAGTTTTTGTTAGCGAAGACAATCCCGAAGTTGTTTGATTACTACCGGAAGCGCAGGTCAAAGTCCAGTGACTTGAACGAGGCTCGCGCTGAGCTGATAAAAAGAAAGCTGGCAGTGATTGACGGAGATTTAATTCCGAAGGAATTGCAGGATGACTGGCAGCGAGTCGTGGTGGGAACGATTGCCAATAATTTGGATGAAGCTCCGGCGAGGTACGCAAAACTTTTCCATGAATTAGCGCCTGAGATTGCGCAGGAGCGGCTCATGAAGGTTTTTGGGGATGAAGGTATCAAAGGCAAACTTTATGCGATTGTGGCGAAGATTAGAGACAATCCGAAGGTGTATTCGAGTGATGAGATAGAAGTTGATGAGGAGCTTGTCTGACCATGAGCGAAGAGTTGTTTCCAAAGCCGATTACCGGAAAGCATGTACCGATTTATACGGAGTGGTGGGGAGGAATACTGGACAAGCTGAAGCCTGCCGACAAGACACCGCCGCATGAATGGGCGAAGACCAATGTCCAGTTTAACGAGGAGGGGAACACAGAGTTTTTTACTACGGATGGCAGGGAATATATTATTGAGCCATTAGATTGCATTAGTGATTTTCGGATAGAGAACGTGGTGTTGGTTTTTGGTTCTCAGACGGGAAAGACGGTTATTTTAATGGTGGATGGCGCATGGGTGGTGTCAAACAAGAACAACCGCATCTTGTGGGCACTGCCAGACCATGGCACGGCTTCCAATTTTTCCAAAGACCGATGGATTCCTATGTTAGAGTCAAGCAGCACAAGTCGTTTAATTACAGGCAGATACGACAAAACGATAAGCAAGCAGAAGATAGGCGGTTCCACGGTGATGTTTGTGGGTGCTCATTCGGCGAGCAAGCTCTCTTCTTTTCCCTGTCATATCGTGATTGCGGATGAAACGGACAAGTTTCCAAAGGCGATTAAGAGCGAGACTGGAGCTGTCAACTTGGCTGAGCAAAGAACAAAGGACAAGCCAAACCCGAAGCATATTAAAACCTCTACTCCGACAACGGATGATGGGCCTATCTGGATAGAGTTTCTGAAGGGAGACCAAAGAAGGTATCACATCCCTTGTCCGCATTGCCAAAAAGGCATTCTGTTGGCATGGAGTCCAGAATTCTATACCCTTCCCAAAACAGGCAATGAAGCGTTTGTATACTGGGATAAGGGTGCAAAAACAGGCGGTGCATGGGATTACGAGAAGGTGATGGAGACAACGCATGTATTGTGTCCTCATTGCAAAAAGAAGATATTTGAGAAACACAAAAAAGAGATGATTGCCAAAGGGTGGTGGAAGTCTTCTAACCCGAACGCCTCCAAGAGCTTCCGTTCGTATCACTTGAGCTCGCTTTATTCTCCGAGTCCTTCTTGCAGTTGGCCTAAACTGGCGGTTAAATTCTTACAATCGGTAACATCATTGGAAGGGCCGCAAGGCTTCATAAACGGCGACCTTGCGGAACCCTTCCTGAATCAGACTTCATTTAATCGGACTGAGTATCTGGTGTCTTCGGGTTTAAAAATGGAGGGGCAATGGATAAAGGTTTTAACCGTTGACGTGCAGGCTAATGCGCCGTTTTTTTGGTATGTCGTTAGAGCTTGGGATGATAAAGGCAATAGCAGGTTAGTTGACTTTGGGAGCTGCCATACGTTTGAGGAGATTGCAGGGTTGCAAGAGAAACACGAGATACCGGATGTTTGCGTTGGCATTGACTGCGGCTATGATATGCAAAGGGTTTACGGAGAGTGCATTAAGCATGGAAAATTCTTAAGGCACAGGGGAAGCGTAAAACAAAGGCATTACGGATGGACTCCCATGCGCGGACACTCTGAAAGCCGCGTCTGGAAAGACAAGAAAACAGGGTTAAACCTTGCTTATGGGTATGACCTTGCAAAGCTTGACCACACGCTTTTTGAACTTTATGTACTGGGCTATAACGCTGATTACATGAAAGATATTCTGCATCGTTACCGAACCCAGCAGACCGAAGAAAAATGGGCTATTACGGAGATTGTGAACGACACATACTGGGCGCACATGAACGCCGAGGTTAAGAAGAAGCACTTTTCAAAGTCGTTTCCAATTTACCGATGGGAGCTTTTGACCGGAGGCAGACCGAACCACCTTTTTGACTGCGAAAACATGAGTACCGTTATGGCGAAGGCCCTTGGATGCGGCGCAAAGGTGGTTTTCGAGAAAGGCAAGGCAGACCATAAAAAACAAGAACTTGTACCCGTAAACTAGTGATATGGATAAACTGTTGAGTGTTAAGGAGTTAGCAGATGCGCTGGGCAGGTCGGAGACCTACGTACGGCACATGAAGATGATTGGTTTCAAGATGCCTGGTGGCAGGGCAACCGTGAACGAAGCCAGAGAATTCATGAGCAAACATAATAACCCATGCTCAGAATATAGAAAACGCAAACAAAAGAATAATAATGAATAACCATGACTATACCTAAAATTAAATAAATTGGTATAATATACTCATGGCTTTGAATAGCCTTGAGATAAAAGCGGTTATCGGCAGTCTTTATAGAGACTCAGTCGCCGCGGGGAAGCCGTTCTTGGAGGTTTTGCATGAGCGGCTTGACTCAATCAATTCAGATAATCAGGGCTATACAATTACAGCCTTTTCTTCCAATAATACCTCTTCTACTCTAAGCCGCTCCGCTCATAGCACTTCTGACTGGATAACAGCGCTCCAGCGTATTGAAGACGCTTATGAGGATGTTATTCTATGTTTGGGAGAAGACGCTGATATGCCGTTGGTTATCAGTAGGTTGCGCAGATATTTTCCGAGGGTGACAAGGGTTGGTTATCGATACGACAAGGAAAGACACAATGCTTAGAGGGTTAAAAAGGATATTCGGCGGTCAAACAGGTCAACAAAAAGAAGCGAGACCTGCGCTACATATAGCGGCGACCGCCGTCTATCCCAAACGTGACAGGGCGGAACCACCTGAGCCGCAAAACCTTTACTCAGCGGCAAGGCAATCTCAAGACCGTACTCGCATGTATATTCACGTGCAGGACGCCCGGTTCGACGCAAACGATAATGATAGACAGGTTTTAGTGGGAAAAAGCAGATACTTCGCCGCTAACAACCCGTTTGTTTCCAAGATATTAGAGATTACTGACGCTTTTGTGAACGGGCCTGGCGGACTATCGGTAGAGCCATCCAATAGGCTTTCTCGGGTAAATGACAAAGCAAGGGCGCTTTGGGAAGAGTGGCAAGACCATTGTGACTTTTTAGGCCAACATAAATTCCATTACCTAACCAGCATGATGCTGCGGTTGTTACTGGTGGACGGTGAGTGTTTTGTGGTGTTGCGGGATGAGCCGGGTAAAAAACCACAGCACACTATCCAGCTTTACGAAACGCACCGTGTTAGAAACCCGAGGGGTGGTGGTGACACGAAAAACGTTATAAACGGGATTGAGTATGACCCACACGGCAGGCCAGTTGCTTATTATATCTCAGAAGGACTGGATGGCAGGGCTGCTCCGGTGCGAAAACCCGCAAAAGATGTAATACACGTGTTTGCTCCATCCAGACCGTGGCAGCTACGTGGCGTTCCCGCCGTTACTCCGGCTATCAATACATTGCACGACCTTGAGATGCTGGAAACCGCTGAGACAAGAGCAGCTAAGGCCAACGCAAGTGTTGTCGCTTTTATATCCACGCCCGAAGGCGAGGTGACGCCGGAAGATATACAAGAAGCGATGGCACGTGGCGGTAAAATTGAAAGTTTTGAAGGTAACGGAGACGTTGTTTGCAAGCCAGTAGATGAGCAGACGCACCGCATGTTGGAGGAGTCCATTGGGGGTGACGTTTACTTTGTGCGAGAAGGTGTAAAACGAGACCAGATTGCAGGTGAGCGACCCAGTGAAATTTTACAAAAGTTTTGGGAATATCAGATTGAGAAAATCTGTATTGCCATGAATATCAGCAAGTTGCTAGTGTTTCCACAGTCTATGCAAGGTACAGTGACACGAGCTGATATAGCGTCGACCGATGCGACCTTCAAAGCGTTATTCTCTATCATGTCTGACGTTGTCCTGCGTTGTTATCGTTGGGCCATGACAGGCTACTCAGGCGAGTTTGGGACAGTCCGAGAAGAAGATTATATACAAGCGACAATCTCGCCGCCAAGGTCAATTACGGCTGATTTCGGCAGGGAAAGCGCAGCTAAGATAAACGAGTATCGAGCTGGGTTTATCAGTTTGGATGACGTGGCAGGCCGAGACGGGCGCAGCGCAGAAGAGATTATGCGCAAACGAGCCCAGAATTATATGCTTGCCAAAAAGATATGCGACGAAGCGGGTATAGATGATTCCAGAATCATTTATAACCCGCTAGCAGAACAGAATTTTATAAATACAAGTATCAGGGAAAGAGTAGATGAGAGCAAAGAATAGTTTTTTCAAGATTAAAAACGAGGCTGAGAAGGCTGAGGTTTTTATCTATGACAGGATAGGTGAGGGAAACTGGTTTGAAGCAGACGGCATTTCATCCAAAGAATTTAATGAAGCGATTGCAGCTATACCGGAAGATAAAGAGATATTGCTTCGGATAAATTCTCCGGGTGGTTCCGTCTGGGAAGGTTTTGCCATATACAACTATCTCAAACAACACAGAGCAAGGCTGACTTGTGTGGTGGATGGCGTTTGCGCCAGTATCGCCACAATCATTGCATGTGCAGCCCGCACCGTCACAATGAATGATGGAAGTGCATACTTCATTCATAAACCAACGGGCTACGCCAGAGGCAACGCAGAAGAGATTAAGAAAGCGGCTGAGGCATTGGATTTAATAGAGAATAACCTTGTCGGGGTGTACGCAGACAAGACAGGGCTATCAACCGATAAAATCAAAGAACTTTTAGAGGATAGCACGTGGATGGATGGCCCGGCTGCACTGGCACTGGGTTTCATTGACGATGTTAGCGAAGAAAAATCTACGCAAGCTTTTAACATTAAAGAGTTTGCGGCAATGTTAAAAGACAATAAATCTTTCAATTTTTGGCTTAGCCGGAACGGAGGGCCAGATGAAGGGACAATAAATATGAGTACAGTAAAGAAGAATCCTGAGCCAACTCCCAGCAATCCTATTGAAGGAGAAGATGTTGCGAAGGGACAAAATCAAATGACTCTTAATAAAGAAGAGTACGACGCTTTTCTGGCGGCCAAAAACGAACTGGATGCCATAAAGCGCAAGGAAGCCCAGAAGAAACAGGAAGAGATTACCAACATGGTAAACGAGCTTGTCCAATCTGGAAAGGTTAATAACGAGTATAAGTCGATGCTGATTACCAATGCAATGAATGATGAAACGCAATTGAAATTCGTGCAAGATATGGTGGTGCAGAATCGCAAGGCGGCTGAGGTCAATCCTCCACAGATAGAGCGTGTTGACGAAGTCTTGAGCGATGTTAGAAAAATCGAAGAATATCGCAACAGACTGACGAAACAGAAAAACTTCTTTGAACGCGGCCAGTTTATCCGCAAACACAGTGCGGTTATTCGTGAAGCCATGATTCGAGATGATAACAGACGGCTTTACGGAGCTCAAAACTACGACACTGGCGGGCTTGACGTTTCAGCTGGCTTGAAGCGTGATTATATCACTGGTTTTTCGCTGGATGCTTATTCAAAGGTCATGGTTGACCTGCGGGAGATATTCACGATTGTGCCAAACCCGATGCCGCTAGAAGGAACCAATAAGGTTAGAGTGCCTTACTTCCCGTTGGCTAATCTTGAGGTTAGAGACTTCCTTTACAGAGGGAAAGGAAGTGGGAATGGGAATGATGAAGGTTACATTGTCGATGGCGGCTATAAACCTGCTGACAGGGAAGTGGAAGTCAATATCCGCAAGTATCTGGGTATCAATTACACTTCTGAGCAGCTTGCCAGAACGCCTATCATTACACTTGAGAGGGTATACGCTGAGGCAGGGAAGAACCTTGGCTATAATATGTGGCGGACTCTCTGCGGGTATATTACTGTATCGAACTACACGCAGGTATACCCCGTGAACGCGCTTGGTATCAAACTGAATAAATGGAATCTGGATGCAGTGATCGACCTGAAAACGATGGTTGACAATCTCCAGTGGCCCGAAGGCAATCGCAAGTTGGTAATGAATACCGCTTATGCGAACGAGTTGCTCAAGAGCCGCATCCTGCAAACGGTTGGTTCAACGTCTACGGCTATTATTACTGATGGCGATATTGACCGTTTGACGAAGTTTAAACTGATTACGGCGGTTAACCTGCCGGATAACAGTGAAAACCTTGTCGGGTTTGCAACTCAGTCTGACTCGCTTCTGGTGGTCAACGCGCCTATCAAACCTGCTCAACTCACATGTTCTTATGAGACTTATACCGACCCCAGCACTGGGCTTGTATTGGAAGCCCGTGGATGGGATGACAATAAGATGGATGAGCGCAACTGGACTCTTGAGGTGAACTTCGGCGCAGCCGTTGTGTTCCCTGAAGGACTGGTGCGTATCACGCAACCCGCTGGATAGCCATGACTTTTACCATAGGCATAAAACCAAACGGCATTATAATAGTGCTGTATAGCGACCTTGAAAAGTCGCCGTCCACCAATATAAAAACACAGTCCGAACAAATCGAACTGTTATACGAGCTTGAATCTCCAAACGACACCTATGATGAAGCTATGGTTATAGATGATGTTTCGGGGTGTGTCGAGCGCAGGAACCTGAATCCACAGGTTCCTAAAGGCTTGCAACTGGTTATCCAGCCGAAGAACGAGACAATTGCCTACGGCTCAGCCGCTCCTGAATGGGAGCCTGCCATTGCAGCAGGTTGGCTGGACACCGGAGATTCTCTGGATGACGTTCTGGGTGGTTCTCCGGTTTACACGGTGTTTGAAAAAGGTACAGACAATGAGGTTGCGGATGTTTCAAAAGGAAGCCCTGCTACCTTCGATGTTGCCGTGGAAGGTATTACCTCCAAAAAGTATGACCTTCGATTTCAGCTTGGCACGCTGATTATCACGAAGAAGGAACTTACCGTTTCGGTTGAAGGCGAGACAATCACGGAAGGCGGCTCCCCCACAAAAACAGTCGCATACGCCGGGTTTGCGAGTGGTGAAAGCCAAACTGACTTGGATACCCAGCCCACCATTACTTATTACGATTCGGATGGACAGGTTGTCGCTGACGTTGCCACCGCTGAGCCAGGTGTCTATGAGGCACGGCCAGGTGGTGGTGTGTCGGACAACTACTCATTCAAGTATGTTTCTGGCGAGCTGACAATTGAGTCTGCTTCGCCTCCGGCAACTAAGATTGAGCTTACAGCGACGGCTGATGATGAGTCTGTTTCTGAGGGCGAAACTCCCACGGGTGCAATCATTTACACTGGGTTTGAGGAAGGCGATGATGAGGGAGACTTGGAAACCCCGCCAGTCGTCAACTATTACACGCAACAAGAAGAGCTTGTAGGTGATATTACCGCTGCCGAGCCGGGTACTTACATTGCACGGCCCGGCGGTGGAAACGATAATCAATACACGTTTATCTACGTGGATGGTACGCTGACAATCACGCAAGCTGGCGGTGGCGAAGTATAATAAGACAATATGACTACTGAAGAGAAAAACATCATACTGACAGGCAAGCTGGTTGACGTTTACCTTTACAAAACAGCCGCAGAAGATTGTGAAGAGATTGTAGAGGAAAAAGTCAAAGTACATGCTATCAAACTCAATAAGTACGATAAAGCTATCGAGGCGCAAGACAATGATGAAGACTGGATTGCATTCTGCAAGCTTTGCGTGAGACAACCGGAGGAGTGGTTCAATAGACTGCATCCCGCCTCTCTGACAACGCTTTACAAGGCGTGTGAGGAGGTGAATAAGAACGGTTTTTTCGCTTATGTCGAGGAGCGGACAAAGAAAAAGATGCGCTCCATAGACGGATGGTCGCCAGAGCTAATCCAGAAATTGGAAGTTATTGGTCGAAGTGCCTTGCAGAGAGAGTCGCAGAAGTAGCGATTATCACTAACATGACAATGGAGCAGGTTTACGAGAATTGCAGCTATGAGGAGCTTGAGCTTTTGGAGCAGGCTTCGAGGCGCATTATCGCTGAGCGTGCATCCATAATCGGTCTGGGAGTGGCACCGTTCATTCCGGTGCCATTCGCCAAGCCGGCAGACGTAAAGCGCGCGCACCGTGAATTGCTGAAAGGCATTGAGCGAGAGTCAGTTGCGGGCCTTACTAAGAGCTATCATATAGACGGTGAAGTCTATCGGCAGGATTAAATATGAGCTCTCAATTAAAGCGCATGATGCAGAAAACCTTGAAAATCTCAAACAGGTTTTTCGGGGAGCAGTATGGTTTTAGGGGAGCTCATATTATCGGTATTGCCAACTACACGCCAAACGAGAAAGATTATCTACGTTTTGAACAGGGCTCTTTGCCAAACTCAGTCGTTAAGATAGAAGCAGATGAATCATGCTTCAATGGCGAGGAGCCTCAGCCCGGAGAATATCTGACTCAGGCGGGGAGGCTTTTTGAGATATTCATGGTGGATTACTTTGGAAGCCCAAAGAATTGCTATGTTTTGTATTGCAGCGTGAAGCAGAGATGAGTGTTTCTTTTTACATAAATTATGATGATGAAGAGCTGAATGCTTTGCTTGGAATTGCAAAGGCATCCTCTTATCAGAAAACTCATACTTTTGTCCATGATAAGATGAGGTTTCTGATGCTTTACATAGCTGACGAGCTAAAAAAGAACGCTCCTACCCCTGCTGAGATACACTCCAAGGCGTCTGAGCTTACAAAAGGATTCTCAAACGATTATAGTATCCTTATCACTCACGAGAAAGCTTATAGCATGGCCTATAAAACATGGATTGGCAATAAAAAGCTCAGGAATAAAGACGTTCCGCAGCCAACTCCGGTATCTCCCTCAAGGAATTTTATAGCCCAAACAAGTTTGCTTGGCATGACGGAGGCGCAGCCAACTAAGCTATTCAGAGTGAGGCAGTTAAAGCGTGGTATCTCTCTCAGCTTGAATAAGTCCAAGAAACTAAAAAGCGACACTCAGTATGTGGAGGTGAGCTTTCAGGCGTTACGTGATTTTTACGAGACCAGATACAGGAAGGCATCGTCCACAAACCTTAGCAGAATCTTTTACATGACCGCGAGAAAGCTAAGAGGTACAAGGCGCGTCTCGGGAACTATCTATGGGAGTGCACGGAGCGGCTCGAATGAGGCGGATTGGATGATTGGAGATGTCTGGGCAAGGGTGATAGTTAAATCCCCTGCGTTCGGAAAGAAGCATTTCACAGAGGCAGTGAAGCGCATAAACCCGTGGCTCCGAAACCCGAAGGCTGAGGGTAGACAGCTTTACCCCGGGAGTAGAAACGAAAAAGCGGTGAATGCAGGTATCGAGAGAACCAAAACCGATATTCTTGAGCACCTGAGAAACAGAGGACTCTTATTTAATGAAAATTGAAGCACTCAGAACACAGCTCTATAACGGCCTGAAAAGCTTTCTAAGCTTTCCGGTGGTGATGATTACGGACACGGCTTCGGAGCGCAAACTGGACACCTTGCGAAAGGATAATGGGTGCGTGGTGTGGATTTCAAAAACCACTAACAGAATACTCACCGCCAGAGTCCATAAGGGTAGCGTGTTCAATATCGAGTTTGCGGTTTTCGTGGAAACTAATCCTCTTGTTAAAAACGCGCCAAACTTTAACAACGTTTTGGATGAAGTAATAAAAGCGGTGAGCGGTATGGAGAAGAACATTTTAGGTGATTATTTTTCAGTCGTTAAAACGGAAGAATTTAACGAGTTGCCCGGTAACGGGTTAGTAACGGTTTATCATTTAATGGAAGTTTAAAGATATATGTATAGCAGATTATTGGAAGTTTGGGATTGGAGGTACGCAGTCGTGGGCACCTCGATGAGCGGCACATTAGTAGCGCTGCAAAACTATTTTGGTGTGGTAGGTTTGCTGATTTCGATTATATCAGCGACCGTCACAATTATTTTATCGGCAACTAAAATCATTGACTGGTTCGAGCGGCGAAAAGAGAAAAAAGCCGCCTTGAAGGGGAAAGAATGAAACGAGACGCCTTTGATAGAATGATGATGGTGGAGCTGGCGATAATGCTTGTGCTTTTCGCTCTCATTATCATTTTCTCAGGGTGTAGCGGGCTCCATAAGGTAGCTCCACCCTTGCAAGGCGGTAAAGCAGACCTTGTGGTCTCGGGTAAAAGCCCAGGTATCAAAGTTTCTCAGCCGGAGAACTCACAAGCCCCAACGTTGGCTGAATACAGCCGTGAGATGATCCCCGTGCTGGTTCTCCGAACTAATCTTTTAACCGAGAGTAGTAACATGTTTGCGCCCTCAATTTTTGACAATACAAACTGGGTAGTAGTGAGAGAGACCTACAAAACATCCATAGGCGAGCACCAGAAAGACGTTGCCCGTGAAGGCTGGGTGAGCGTGCAACAGATAGCAGCCAGAGCAAAAGCAATCAGTCCGGTTATGTACTTTGGTTTAGCTCTGATTGGTTTGGGGTTTTTAATGGGGTTTCTGCGATACAAGCTTCCTGCGGTTTTTAATTTTCCCGGTACGTATATTTTATATCTGATTTTTTTTGGTTTGTTCTTGAGTGTTTTACCACATGTACTTGAGAATAAAGCAGTTATAACCACAATTTGTTTGAGTGGAATCGTGAGTCTCATTATTTTTGGGGTTTACGCATATTCAAAAAACAAAACAACAACTAATAAGGAAACAAAGAAATGAGTACATTTACAGGTGCTTTGAGGGCTGGTTCTCACCTCTGGCTTGCAATGGAGGGTAAATACAAGGGAGACACCATAACCGTGGATGCGAAAAATAAACCAGCGTTCGCATATCCAGACCCCGACAATATCTGGGTTAAAATCGAGGCCGTGATTGGGGTTGACCCCTCATCCGACGAAGAAGAAATAACGGCTTCGAGGCCAAACGCAAAGGCTTTGATTGAGCCTTACGACAAAGAGATTATATCGAGCGAGCAAAAGTACACTTTTGACCTTGAATCTTACGACGCAATTTTACATGGCATCCAGTTTAGAACTAAGGCTGACCAAGAAGGAGTTTACGTGAGAGGCTCTAATCCCGCTCAGAATGGGTGGATGCACTGGCAAGCCGTGAATAAGCATGGCGAGGTAGTTAAAGTAGTAGAAGAGTATTGCTCTTTTAAAGTGACCGCCGGAAAATGGGATGGCAAAGATTTTATCAAACCAACACTTGAAGCAACGGCACTTTCGAGCCCGCATCAGGTTGGTATCTTTAACCCCGAAGGCATTACAGGCTAAGCAGGAGGATATATCATGTCCATATTAAAACCAAACTTTGTAAACTTGGCGGAACAGGAGCTTTCTAATCCGGTTTTGCCTCCAAACATCGCAGACCTGAGCAAAGAAACGGTTTATACAAAGCCACTCCCAGGCTGCGAGTTGCTGAAAGCAGCTTCAAGCTTTGCGACTGAAAAGAAGCCAGTGCTTTGCAAGAAGACCTATACAGGCTCCCCGCCTGATGAAGAGTTTAGCGAGATGGTAAAAATCTCTTCTGAGGAAGATATTCCTGAGTATGTTTTCATGCCAGGAAGTCAAATAACTATCGGGGGAGATATTTATGCTTCATACAAAAAGATTGGAAACATTGTGACTGTTCTTACCGGGAATGCGGTTGAGGTTGGGGATTACGTTGTTACTGATGCTCTTGGCACCGTTGTGAAGTTGACTCAAGCGATGGCAGGCTCAGAGAGAATCATACTTGGAAAAGCAGTGACAGCAGCAAGCCCTGAGCCTGCCTCCACGGCTCCTATTCAAGTCGAAGTAGGGGTGTTTCAGATGGGCGGCCTTATTTTTGGTGGTGGAGAGACCTAAAAGACAATAACACGCTATGGCTGACAGTCAAAAAGGCACAGTCGATATAAATATCGTTCTGAAAGGCATAGCCGAGGTGGAGCGCGGCCTGAAAGTTGTTCAACAGGGCTTTCAGGCCGTTGCTGGCGAGGCGAAGCAGAGCGAGAAAAAATTCAAGACGTTTGGAGAATCTTTTAAAAACCTCTTTACAGACCTGAAGGCAGGCATAGGCAAAGATGGCTTCAAGGGTTTTACTGACCTTTTAAAAACTTCTTTCAAGACCTTTTTTGATGGCTCTATTGGTTTGATAACAGGTTTTCTGGGGGCGGCGTTTGTAGAGATACTTAAAAACATAGGAAAGGGGATAGTAGAGGGATATAAATTTTACTTTGGTCTTATAACCAATCAAATAAAAGGCGTGTTTGAGTCTGTAAAATCAATTACTGGCTTTGACAAGTTTTTCTCTGCAGCGGGTGTAATTGAAGGTAGTATAGAAGTGACTAAATACACCAAACAACTACAGCGAGAGGCCGCGCAGACTGGGATAGCGATTAAGGAGCTTGTCGCCTATAAGGTTGCAATGGAAAACGCAGGCGTGAGTGCTGACCAGCTTGGAAAGCGTCTGGCTTATATGGGCAAGCAGCTCACAAAGGCGTTTGCGGGCACGGCGCCGGATGCAATGCGAGTGCTACGCAATCTGAATATCACAGAAGAGAAATTTATCGGGCTCACCACGCTTGAAAAGTTTCTCATGATTGCAAAGGCTCTGAATGAGCTTGGAAATGCTTCTGAACAAGCCCATGCCGCCATGTTGCTTTTTGAACGAGACGGCTACAATATCCTTCCTCTACTCCGCAACATGGAAGAGCTTACCCGAAGAGCTGACGTTGCTCTTGGAGGACTGCCACTCACGTTGGATGACAATAACAAAGCTCTTGTGCGTCTTGAGAACAACCTGAGCTACTTTGATATAAAACGCAGACAATTTTTTACAGGATTTTTAATCGAGCTACACAAACCAATAAACGAGTTTCTTGACCGTTTAATGGCGATTGACTTCCAGCCGTTTGGCAAAAAACTGGCAGAACATTTTAGAAAGACGTTCGCTTCCATCCAGCTTGGCGATGCGGTCGGAGCGGCGTCAAACTTCGTGGATGAGTTTTCAGACCTTTTCAAGCAAGCGTTCGAGAAGTTTTTGAGAGTTGTAAATGAGCTTGATTTCACGCCGTTAGTGCAAGCTCTGACGAACGCCTTCTTGAGTGCAACTTGGATAGGTTTACGCAGTCTTGGAGTTGCTGTTAAAAAGGGCATTGAGATTATCACTCCAGAGGATGGCGCTTATCTCCCAAACATGGCCGCCGTTGAAGCGTGGGCAAAGAATATAACCGAAAAAAATAATAAAATCCAGGCGCAGCTTGACCAGCTTGAGGTGCAGAATCTTAGCATGTCGGCAAAAGCCGCCGAAATGATTGATGCTGAAAACGCAAGAAAAGCGCAAGACGCACTAACGCAATCACTTACAGCTAGCTGGGATAAACTTGCGGCGGTAGCCACAAAACAACTTGAGAGGATAGATGACAGTCTTGCCCAGATAAAGCTCAGTAAAGACCTTGTATTGTCTGACTGGACAATAAAAGACGTGGATGCGTTTGCGGCTGACATGGCTTACCTTGACTCGCAGATAGAGCTTTTAGGTGACAAGCTAATGGCTGAGCTTGTTAAAAACAGTCACTATGCGCAGAAGCTATTTAAAGATTATCTGAGAGAGCTTCCTGAGCTTGAGCGCAGTGCGCTTGACCTGACTGACTTTTTCAAGATTGGAATTGATGAGACTAACTTGTCCGAGACGGGGAGGCAGCTTCAAGCGTTGCAAGAAAAGTTTAGGGAGGCCGCCGAGGCGGGCCCGGGTAGAATGTTTGAAGTGTTAGACTCGCTCAGAGAATTCCTGCATGATGATTTTCTATCGCAGGTTAGAGATTCTTTGACAGCCCTTGGAAATGCGAGAATTCAGCGCAGCAGCCTGCTAGACAAGGACGCTTACCTTGAGTTAAATCGAGCGGTTAAGTATATAAACTTGTCGCTCGGAGAGCTAAACCACCAGACAAACCTTATCAATTCAAACGAGAATCTGAGCAATAACGAAAAACGTTTGAGGCTTTACCAGAAGAACGCCGAACAGCTTGACGTGTTGAATCGGCTTTTGACTGAGTATCGGAAACAGCTTGCAATTGCAGTTAGACTGCAAGATGAGGATACGACAATAGCAGCCAGACAAAGCATACAAGACACGATTGCCAAGATGGAGTATCTCAGGGGCCTGAGAGACCCTGCAGCCGATGTGAGAATCGACCGTGCCAGAAAAGCTTATGACGCTGAGCTGAGCCGCATAAACGAGCAGGTTAAAACGATTGAAAATTCACTTGTTTTTCAAGTGCAGAAGAACAAACACCTCCAAAACCTTTACAAAGAGCAATGGAACGAGCGAGCCAAACTAAAACTGACACTTGAAAACGAGATTAAAAGTATTCGTTCTCAAGGGCTTCTGACTGAGCGTGATACAGACCTTATCCAAGAATATACCGACCAGATTCGAGAGCTCATAAACGAGATGCAACGGCTCCAAAACGATATGGACAGGCGCACCGTGTTTGACGGCATAAGAGACGGATTTATCTCTTTCAGGGATGCGATTGGAAGCGCATACGATATAAGCAAAGAGATAACGCTTGGCATAGGCAATGCAATCTCGACCAATATGGGCAACGCTCTGACTAACGTTATCATGCGGACTCAGTCTTTGTCCGATGCTTTTGCACAGATGAGCCTTGCAATCCTGAATTCGATAGTGAACATGCTTGCCAACATTGTGGCGCAGCTTGTTACGGCTTATGCGATTCTGGCTCCTTTGAACTGGCTCTCAGGCGGGATTATCGGAGGGCTCTTAAAGCTCATGAGTCCGGCGGGTTTACTTGGGTTTGCGGAAGGGGGCAGAGTGCGTGGCGGCAGGCAGATAGTGCAGGTGAATGAGAACGGGAGCGAGTATGTCGTTTCTGCGAAGTCGCCACCACAAAACGATGCGTGGCTTGAGATGGCGAATCAGGGAGTTGACCTGAACAAGATTTTTGCGGCAAGAGGCTACGTGGCTCCATCCTCTAATCAGAGCCGCTCCACAGCCACCGCAAGGCCAGTATCTCAAACCAATGTAACGGTACAGACGCACAGTGACTTCTGGGCTCTTTGCAAGCAGTCTGGGATAGTGCGCAACATCACGAGAGAACAAAGAAGAATGGGTGTTTTTGCATGATTATTATAACGGCCATACCGAACTACAATAATGCGCTGAATACCTCCTTTGTTTGCAATACAAAGGTTATTGAGTCTATACGCGGGAGAGAGTACCGTGTTGGCTCAGTCACCCGGCCTTTAGTGACGCAGCGTTTTACGGTTAGCAACCTGAGCAAACCTTTGACGCAAAAGTTTATCACTTGGAGGAATTCACGTGGTGAAAGCGCAGTAGCAATGCCAGTATGGCTGGATGCGGTTTACTTGCAGGGTGGCGCAAAAAAGAACGACCTTTCTTTGGTTTGCGCAGCGAAGTACAGGCTTTTCCAATGGTTTAAATATGCCATAATACTTTATGACTCTGACACTTACGAAGTGACAATGATAAGGAAGCCGATTGCTTCCAATGAGTCACTTGCGCTTGAGTACAAAGTGAGCAGGGATTACCCGAAAGGGAGCGTTGTCGCTCCTTTGGCGTTTGGGAAAATGTTATTGCCCGAACTGGGTTATTACACGCCAAGCATATCAGAGCTTATGCTTGAGTTTGAGGAGCGTGTAGCGATTGATATAAATATAATCCGAGACGGTAGCGGCAATCCTGTCGGAGTCGAGACGGATGGTGAAGGTGGTTTGGTACAATCAGATACTCCGGTCGGTATAATAGAACACTTTCCGATTATCAGCCCGGAGACTGACCCTGACAATGAAGGCGGGAACGGTGGAGAAGACCCGGGTGGAGAAGACCCGGGTGGGGAAGACCCAGGTGGGGAAGACCCAGGTGGGGAAGACCCAGGTGGGGAAGACCCAGGTGGGGAAGACCCGGAAGACCCTCCGAGCGGACCTCGCGATAAATCTACAAATCAGCCAATAAGCGACACAACAGAGCATCTCTTTGAGTTACCAATTGAAGTGGATGAAGTTTACAACATCTATGCTGGTGCAGCCGTCTGCGCAGTCGGACTATCAAATCCTCAATCACTGCTCAAGTACAAAGTGGAAGATGAGACTGGTTATTATCACAATGGGCCCACAGGAGGTTTGAGCGCGAATACTAAATGGAACAACATCGAGATCGTGTTCGCTGTCCGTCTTGTTCCTAAAGATGGAGTTTCTGACCCGTACGAAGAGCGTGAAATTTCAATCAGCTTCGACAATGGTGAACAGCAGACATTATACGCTAATTCTGTCTACACCTCTTACATTGTTTTACCGCAGCCAGTGACTTTATCGACGGATGATATGTTAGCAGTTCGTGTCGCGATTTATGGCGACTCACAGACTGAACCACCGACGCTACCAGGAGCGGTTCCGTTTTCAAAAACAACGGTACACACATTGTTCGCTACTCAGTTTGTGGATGGCGTTTACAATTTCAATACCACAATTAAAAACTGTCCATTTACCACGCACGCACCAGAGAATGGATATTGTTCAAACCATGATTGGCAGAAGAATGAATCTCAATCCAACGGAGGTTTATGGGCTGGCACGGCGACACTTGGAGCACTTGAATCATGAGTGACTTTCCTTTACTGCCTGAGTGGAGCACGAAGCCGGATGTTGGCTCTGTAGATGACCTTTTCTTTGACCCGCTGGACGCTGGCTCGCCTGCACCTTGGCTTGTCTACAAGAAACGTGATACCTTTGGATTCCATTACAAAGGAAACCGAGACCAGTTGCAATCTGTTCTTGTTCACTTCGCCCAAAACTCAGGACGCATGGGCTCTTCTGGCGGCTTCAAGGTTTACACTCCAGAGACCGTCTCGGATGAAACTGCACACGTCAAAACAGTGCGATACCGTGATGATACGCTCTCGGTAGAGCTCTTGAGCGCAAACTACTTTGAGTTTGATATTGATTTTATAGAAGCAAACATAGGGCCTAAACCTGATATTGCCAAAAAGATAGCTTATCTCTACACCTTCAATTTTAAAGAGGAGACTTACAGAGTCGCGAACTGGGGATACTCATTATTGGATGTCGATGGGAATACTTATCTGGCGGGAGACGTTACTCATTCCAGTGTTGAATTTTCAGAAGATATTCTTGGAGAAGAGCTTACACTAAACGCAAGCGGGCACGCCAGAGAATGGCTCCTGAGACGGGTGCATGGTGTGGACAAGATAGAGATTACCGTTGCGAGATTGGAGGTTGACGCTTCACTTGACCCGACACCGCAGTACCTCTTTAAAGGCGTTGTGGTGAACGCTGAGACCGATTTACAGGGCGAGGCTACATTTACATTATCTTCCAATTTAAACGCTTTACAGCGTGGCGTGGGGCGCAAGAAGCTCCAAAGGCAATGCAATCACATCCTCTACTCGGCGGAGTGTGGTGCCGTTAAAGAGGAAATTACCGGAACGATAGAAAGAATTGACGGCAGGGAGATTGACGTAACGAGCGACCTGCACAATGATGAGCCCGACAAGTTTTTCAATGGCGCGACGCTCACTCAGGATGGAAAGAATTATATCGTTCTGAAAGACGTTAAAAAAGACGTTGGCGGAGTTGTCTATCGGACACTCACTATCGAGAGAATACCCTCCCTAAACGAGCTTGAAACGGTTAGTTTAACATTATGGTGTGACAAGACAATCCAGTGTTGCGCTGCCAAGTTTAAAAATTCAGAGGAAAAGTCCAATGCGGTGAACTTTGGAGGCTGCCCGTGGCTGCCCAATAATAACCCGCTTGACCTTGCAAGAAACGACCAGAGAGGCAAAAAGTAAATGCAAAGCTTGTTTGAGCAGGAGAATTACAGGCAACTCTTTTTAGAAGAGGTTAAGAAGTGGAATGACACCGCTTTCCAGTATAATTGTGCCGGAAAAGCTCACCCGGGTTGTTTTGCGGATTGTGTGAGTTTTCCTTTGGTTTTGTTCAAGCGCATAGGTGTGATTCCAGAAAGTTTCGTGACACCTGAATATCTATCCGTTAGCGGGGGGAGAGAAGAGTTTACGAAGCTGATAGAATGTATTGAGAATATACCAACGCTAGAAAAGGTGTGGGAACGTGATAAAGAATTCATAGACAGAAGCTTATTGAAGCTTGGAGACCTGATTGTCTGTTCAAGCGGTGCGGTTGTCCATCATGTTTTGATATATGCTGAGCGCTCAGACGCTTGGCATTGCTGGCCGAAAATAGGTGTTGCAAAAGTGGATGTTGGTTCTTTTTCTATTCAAAAATACGCAAAAAGAGTGTATCGTTTTGTGAGGGAGATAAATGACTGATGCGGCTTGGAAGTGACAGCGCAAGAGGATTGAGAGACGGGCGGATACAAGACCGCCTGACAAAGCTATATTCACTTGAGGCCAAATACCTTACAGACAACGCACAATCAGACCCGATAAAGATTCTGCATGGGAGGGACACTCTTTCCATGTCACTTTTTACTCCGGTTTTCGATATTTACACTAAGAAACGTGAGAGTAGTAAAGGAGCTAAAGGCGGCAAGGGCGGCGGAGGCGGTAGCGTCGAAGATTATTACGGCGGTTTTGCGGGTGGTTTTTGCGTGGGGCCGATTGAAAAGCTCCATGCGGTGTATGACAGTGATATTGATATTGCACAGCTTGTAGAGCCTATCGACTTGACCGAGAAAGAGTTGCCTTACGAGCTTGCCATTAGCGATTATGGCGTTTTAAGGATATATCGTGGCACGGGAGACCAGCCGATAGATGAGCGGTTTACCAATGGGAAGAACATCATAGTTGACCCTGAAAACAAAACTACTTCCACGATTTTAGCGGATGAGGATATTCAGCCTGCTTACTTTCACTTATGCTACGTTGTTACGGATGATTTTAAGCTTGGCTCAAGCAACTCTACACCTAATCTGAGGTTTGAAATATCTAACAAACCGTATTGCTTTTTAGAGGACGCTGAAGGTGAAGGAATAAGCCTTGTCGGTTTTGAGGTTGGAGACGGTGATGGGGATATATACCCTCCTTTAATCATTTATGAATATCTACGTAACACACAATGGGGCTCAGTTGGTTTGGAGATTGAGGAGATTGACTTGCAGTCGTTTTACGATGCTGCGGCGCGATGCGCAGAAGAAGGTATTGCCATTACCGCTTTACAGGATTCTTCCGAAACAACGGTACGAGATGCGATAACTCAGATTTTACAGTATTGCGACGGGATACTTTATTTGAATAACGAAGGCAAGGTGGCAATTCGTTTGATTCGGCTGGACTCCGAAACTGAGTACCCAGAGATAGATGAGAGCTTGTTAGTAGATGAGCCAAAGCTCACTTGGAGCTGCGTCGATGATACATGGGGTAGGACAGAGATTGTCTTTAACTCTCGGATAGATTCCTACGAGTCCACCGCAGAGGTTTTCGAGTCCCCGAGGTATAGTGATACCAACATAAAAGAGGTTGCAACAGAACGGTTTTCATTGCCGTTTTGCAAGAAGCGCTACTTGGCGGCCATGCTTGCGAGGCGGCTTGGCAATGCGGGTGCAACGCCATCGTGCGAACTTGAACTGAGAGCGTTGCCGGAGGATGGTTTTGAGATAGGCGACCTTGTTTCATTGTCTTATGACAAGTTTGGGATAGACAACTTGCTTTTGAGGGTAACGAAAGTACAGGAAGCAAGCACAGAATCACTTGCGCAAGAACTGACTGCGGTATTGGAGCCAACATCCGACTGGCGGATAGATATTGAGAATGAAGTCACTGGCTTTAGCAAAGGAGAAAAACCGCTGACTCGCAAGAAGTATGGCTTTTTGAAGCCGAGAGTATTGAAGCTTGGAGAACGTGACCTTGCTCTTTTCGTGGGGAAAGCGTATGGCTCTCCGATTATGGGATACATGCCCAGAGGATCCGGAGAGAATTATCAGACTCATGAGATAATAAGCTGGAGCGCTCCGGTGGTGAGTGGTATTTATCAGGTTGAAACGAAAATCACGGCTTTTGGATTATCAGATGACAAGAAAAACCTGATTCTAAAATTCGATATTGAAGGGAAAGAGAAAGTAGAAGATTTTCTTGACCTCTTGAATTATTCAGGCTCAAGAAGGGTTTACGTGACTGCCTGCGCTTTTGAATCAAACAACGTTGGAACGATAGATACAAACGCTAGCCGAACGCTCAAACCAATGACGTTTCAATTGGACGTCCCGATAACAGACCATTCAATACCTGAGCCAGTTGAAGGAGTCTACTCATTCGAGTTTAAAGTGCTTGTAGCGCAACGGTTTACAAACTGCGCACTCCCCTCAAACGCAAATCAGGTATTCTGTTTTCCCAGTGAAGTCGCCTACATTCATAACCTGCAAGACCCCGGCAATATCAGAGAGGTGCATACCCAGTCTTGCAATACAAAGTCCTTCTTTGACAAGGTGGATTTTAGGGTGTACTCAGTGGCGTGGTTTGGTGGGAGTGAGTTTGAAACCTGTCCTCTCTCCTTTTTTCAGAATTATGTTGTGCATGGAGGAAACAGAGACACTTATCCTACACACTTCCACAATACAACTTCTGATTGTGCAGATGGAGACCCCGTGAATCTCCCGCAATCTCCGTGGGGCAGTCCAGTGACAATTGAAGGAGCCATCTTTCGAGTATCCAGTGAATCAATCACGATTCCAAGTGGGGGCGAGCCGCCAGAAGAGCCCTTGGTCTGGATAAACCCTATAACAGGAGAGCATAAAATAGAAGGAGAGTTTGGTTGGGAGGTTGTGGGTGAGGTTGACGTTCTTGAACCCATGATACCCCCGCACCGCATTCCGTTTGGCAAGGGCCATGACGAGGTGGCGAGGGGAGACCATGACCACGATGAGCGATACCAGCTGATAGGCAGCGGCAGCAGCTCAGAACAGTATTATCTTCGCAAGACGGCCTCTGATTCGATTACTCATAACGAGGGTAGCAACGGTATCATTCATTGCCATATTGAGAGCGAAGACTCTTTTGCAATCGAGCTGAGCGACCCAGATGAAGCGAGCACAGGCGACACCATCCAGATAATTGTAACAAAAGCGGCGGCAGTATCTAAAAACACGGTTAAAATAGAATTAGCGGATGGATATTTTACGGCTCCTGAAGTGGAGCAGTTTGAAACTTTTGACGTAACGACTGGCAGTGCAACGACTCTCTTATGCGCACTGGCGAGCGGTGGAAAACGCTGGGCGGTCTTGCGTAAACCAATAATTTAAAAGAGAAAGGAGAACTAAAAAATGGAAACTACAGGAACTAAAAACATCGCAATGGTGGATACGAATCTTGCTATAAAGAGGATTCCAGTGGGGAGTGAGGGCGATATTATGACCCACGGCGCAAACGCCCAGACCGCCCCATTGTGGAAAAGTGTCGCTAATGCGGGAATACCTTATACGACGGGCGCTTCGTGGGATTACAGTGAGAACAACAGTGTTTTAAAGCTCAAGCTGACAAAGGGCGCAGGCGACCCCGTCTACAGCTCAGCCCTTCCAATGGCGAGCGGGGCTCAGGTCGGGATGGTGTCTATGACCACCCAGAGCTTTTCTGGCACGAAAACGCTTTCGGGCGACTGGAAGGTTATCGGCACGCAGAGCTGGCTTGGAGACCCCGCAGAAACGAGCGCAAGCTCAAAGTATGACCATATTTTCAGGAAGGGCTCAGGAGCGGCTCTGCTGGACTATTCAAGTGGTTTAAAATCGAGCGGTGCATGGATAGGGCTTTACGAATGGGAGACGGCTACAGCGGCGGAGAATGATTCCTACGTGACGCCAGAAGCGGATGCGACCGTGGATAAGGGAAGCTGGCTTTCTCGGATTGTGCATGGTGCTTCAAGCATGGATTTTTTCCATAAAACGGGGCTCTTTAAGTTTGGCGGCAATATACTCCCCACGGGAGCCAACAGGACTTTGGGCGATGCCAACAGCCATTGGAGTGAGGTCTTCGCTGACACCTTGAAGGGTGCGCTGGATATAGGTCTTCTTGACCGAGGGGCAGGCACCGGAAAATATATTGTCTGGAAGGAGGGCGAAGGCGCTACGCCCGGGAAGTTTGAAACTACGGATGACTTAGGTGTTGGTTTTGACAGGCCAACAGAAGATAATGTTTTTTTAAGGTCAACACCTGCCGGAGCTGGCTATGCTGCAGTATGGGAACCGATTCCAGATTGGTTAGCTAAAACAGACGGTGGATGGATAAAAGGGCCATTATCTACAAACTCATTTGAGAGCAAAGGGCTTTATTACGGTATCGACCATTTAACCTACAGCGATGATTATATGGAGCTTAACACCAGAATCCCCGCAACAGCGCAGGGCGACGGTGTTGTTTCGTATGTTGTCAAAGTGGACGGCTTTTACACTCAAAACCCAGACATTACTATCCAGTTTGACGTATTTATCAAAACTGATAGCTCTGGTCTGAAAAGCCTAAAGTACACGAATCACGGCCACAAGGCGCCTGATAAAATCAGATACAATGTGGTTAGTGGTGAGGTTGTCTTGTTCTTCAACTTTCCCGACGACGAAACAGATGAGAAGTTTCTACGGTTTAGCCTCCTTGCTCCGGTTGTTCAAAAGAACGGTGGCGGCACTTTGAGCAACTCTGACTTTGACAAAAGCGAATGGTCTGACTTTCCGAACTATCTAAGGAGCGGCCAGTGGGAGAAGGCTGGGAAAACCTCCGATTCTGGCTACACAGGTTGGACAGAAGCCCCAGAGGTTGTTATAACCACTCCCCCCGCACCGCATGAACATACTTTTGTCACAAACGCCCTGCAAGCGCAGCGGCTTGCCGCTGGCAGGCTTCTGGGTATCGGGGGTGCCGTTGTCGCCCCTGCGCAGGAGTTTAACGGCGAAAACGACCTGATTCTGAATGTTACCCATATAAACGCTGATTATCTGGCTGGCATGGTGCCGATTGAAGCCTTGCCCGTTGGAGCAACAGAAGATGAGGTTGCGGCCGGAAACCACACGCACACGGCCTTTACGAATGACATCACTATTACCACCCTGAACGGGAGTCTGGGAGCTAACGAATATGGGCTGATAGGCGCAGATGATGATGGAAAGCTCAAGCGGTTGGCGACTGGGTATATTCACCCGAGGAGAACGGTTGTTCTTACAGACGACAATACCTCTACGGGCAACCCCCCCGCTAAAGCCATACCGCATGTTCAAGGAAGCGTGACGACCTGCATTATTAACATTGTCTCAGGCGCAATTGAAAAAACCATAAAAGTGCCCACACTGGCAAAAAACGGCGACATTCTTGAGTTTTTCTTCTCACGAGGACAACCAAGCAATTTCGTGCGTCTTACGCTTTACGAAAATGCAGGAACATATATTTTTGCACCAGATTCCAGCGTTCCTATTGCAAAAATGGAATGCACCGACGGTGTTTTTGTTAAACTTGTTGTTAAACTTGTATATGGCGTAGGCCGATGGACTGCTTTTAGAACAGCTTTAATTTAACCAACAGTAAAAGAAAGGAAAATTTAACCATGGCTAGAAGAATTTTAGATGATAGAATTGAGCTGGAAGACTTTGTGTTTGACAGTCTGGATGCTCTTGACTCTATGACATTTAAACTTGAGGCTGGCGATTATGAAGCACAGTGCCTCAATTCAAGCTATGGCGCAACATACGTTTTGGCCGTGGCTGGAATAAATCAACAGACAGGCAATACAGAACTTGCTCCGTTTGTTTCTAACAACTTTGACTATGAGTACGGAAACTCAGGCGAAGGGGCAGGCTCTCAGCTGGTTAAAAACTGGCCGGATGGATACTATAAAATTGAGATTAGACAGTATTTAACATCCGGCGGGACAGCGTTATCGCATATTGCGGGGCCCGGTGAATATACAAATTGTCATACGAAACCAATGTACTGGAATAAATCACCGTTACGTTGTATGACTTACATTGCTCCGGGAAGCTTCATGATGGGTAGCCCGGTAGGCGAGTATGGCAGGGTTACTACTGGCTGGCAGGCGGAGCTGCTCCATAAAGTCACGCTGTCAAAAGCAATGTACGTGCAACGGACGCAGTTAACTACCAAAGAGTTTGGTTTATTGATGGCTAAGATAGACGGTAGCGTTATTCACAGACATGCCGAAGGTTATATTGGAGACGATACTTTAACGGCAGCTAATTATTATAATACTACATCTTTAACATTGACGGTGAGTCACATGCCCATGCAACAGTTGTCATGGCAGGACATCATGTGGGACCCAGATGCTTATGGGGATGGGTATCCTTATGATATTACAAATAGTTATTATCATACTAATGGTAAATGCCTTATCAGCAGGTTAAATTCTGGGGCTGTATCTGGGTTTAGTGTTGAGGGGTTTACATGGAATCTGCCTACCGAAGCTCAATGGGAGTATGCGGCTCGGGCGGGTGTTGGAACAGCCTTGCCTAGTGGCCAGAACTTGAATTACCCCACAAGTTTAGAGACGGGAGGGTCTGATGCTACTTTACAGCCTAACTTAAATAGGGTTGGCTGGTATAAAGGTAATGCAAATGTGCTAAAAACGGTTGGCCTTAAAATGCCTAATCGGTGGGGATTATTTGATGTTGTCGGGAACCAATGGGAATGGTGTCAGGATTTATATGGTGCATCATATCCTAAAACACCAGTTGAAAATCCGGCTAACCTGAATTATACCAGCACCAGGTCCCGGGTGCTTCGGGGTGGCGACTATGGCTATGCAGCTCGTCACTGTCGGTGTGGTCCTCGCATTAGCGTCAACGGTTCGGCTCGTAACAGCTACTACGGTTCCCGTTTGTGTTTGCTCCAGTTATAGAAAAACGGTGCTGCGATAAGCGTGCCAAAGCACGCAGAGCAGCACCGTTAATAAATAATATGTAGATAATTAAATAGATAAAAGAAAGGAAAATTTAACCATGAGTAGAAGAATTTTAGATGATAGGATTGAGCTGGAAGACTTTGTCTTCTCTGAATTAGGTACAGGCAACATTGAATCAAATTCATTTACTTTACTGGCCGATGACTATAATAGTCAATGTCTAAACCCTGGGTATGGGTCTACTTATACCTTAGCCGTGGTAGGCATAAACCAGCAGACAGGTAATACAGAGATGGTAGCTTATACGGCAGGCGGGGCAACCTACACACCTGCTGCATGGCCGGATGGATACTATAAAATTGAGATTCGGCAGTATTTAACATCCGGCGGGACAGCGTTATCGCATATTGTGGGGCCCGGTGAGTATACAAACTGTCATACGAAACCAATGTACTGGAATAAATCACCGTTACGTTGTATGACTTACATTGCTCCGGGAAGCTTCATGATGGGTAGCCCGGTAGGCGAGTATGGCAGGGTTACTACTGGCTGGCAGGCGGAGCTGCTCCATAAAGTCACGCTGTCAAAAGCAATGTACGTGCAACGGACGCAGTTAACTACCAAAGAGTTTGGTTTATTGATGGCTAAGATAGACGGTAGCGTTATTCACAGACATGCCGAAGGTTATATTGGAGACGATACTTTAACGGCAGCTAATTATTATAATACTACATCTTTAACATTGACGGTGAGTCACATGCCCATGCAACAGTTGTCATGGCAGGACATCATGTGGGACCCAGATGCTTATGGGGATGGGTATCCTTATGATATTACAAATAGTTATTATCATACTAATGGTAAATGCCTTATCAGCAGGTTAAATTCTGGGGCTGTATCTGGGTTTAGTGTTGAGGGGTTTACATGGAATCTGCCTACCGAAGCTCAATGGGAGTATGCGGCTCGGGCGGGTGTTGGAACAGCCTTGCCTAGTGGCCAGAACTTGAATTATCTTACAGGCTTGGAAACTGGCGGTAGTGATGCTACTTTACAGCCTAACTTAAATAGGGTTGGCTGGTATAAAGGTAACGCAAATGTGCTAAAAACGGTTGGCCTTAAAATGCCTAATCGGTGGGGATTATTTGATGTTGTCGGGAACCAATGGGAATGGTGTCAGGATTTATCTGGTGCATCATATCCTAAAACACCAGTTGAAAATCCGGCTAACCTGAATTATACCAGCACCGGGTCCCGGGTGCTTCGGGGTGGCAACTATGGCTATACAGCTCGTAGCTGTCGGTGTGGTCATCGCCATTACGCCAACGGTTCGTATCGTAACACCTACTCCGGTTCCCGTTTGTGTTTGCTCCAGTTATAGAAAAACGGTGCTGCGATAAGCGTGCCAAAGCACGCAGAGCAGCACCGTTAATAAATAATATGTAGATAATTAAATAGATAAAAGAAAGGTACAGTGTGCTATATAAATTTTTTAATGTTAGGGTGAGCGGCATTCAAGAAGATGAATCAGAGTTAAACGGATTTATTTGTTAAAAACTGAACCAGAAAGGATAAAATATGTATACCAAAGTTGGCACCGAAACAAGGTGCGTTACAAAGAACTACAGCGACACTGAGCGCAAAACCGCTGGCATTGAAGCAGCGCAGAAACGGCGCACAATCGCAGAAAAACAAGCTGAGATTGACGCCATCCGCAATGAGATGGCCGCTCAGATAAGGGTGCTGGAAGCTGAGATGGCCGCTCTGGCCGCAGAAGACTCCACCTTGACCGAAGTTGCGGCCACAGGACAGGCGATGGCTGATGTTGAATGTGACGTCTATGAAACGGAGACGCATCGAGTGGTTGTTCTAAAGGGAGGGATGCCCAGCGACCCCTCTCAAGTCATTGAGAGCGTTTATATCACGCCGCCACAGCCGCCACAGCAGGAAGCTAAACTATGAGCAAAGCAAACGAAGTGAAGCAGGCATCCGCTCAAGTGGCCTTTGACTTTGAAGGGTTGGAGGCGACTCTGAAACAAATGGGCCACGCAATCTCAAAAGAGACTGACCCGTCTGGTTATGGTAGAGCTTTTTCGGCCACCCACAATCGGGCACAGGAGCTTTGGCAACTGGTTAGCAGGAGGCTCAGCGCAATCGGCTCTGAAGCAGAGGCGCTAATGCAGGGCTATCTTGCAGATGTGGCGTCAAAGCGGATGGGGATGACCGAGGTGGTGGAACCAGAAAAAGAATCTGAAAAAAAAACCTTGACAAAAACGAAGAAGTAAACTAAGTTTCCAACGGAGTTACTAGATGCTCCGTTGTTCAATACTTAGTCAGTTCATGTATTGCCTCCCTCGGATTTTCTGGGGGAGGTTTTTTTGTGTATTGTCCAATTGCCATAAAAGAGTTTGTGTATCGTGAAATGGCTTTTACGATACACAACGGATAAAAAGATATGTTAGACTATAATCATAACACATGCCCCAAGTACATCAACAATTACCTCGGCAGCAAACAGAAACTGGTCGACTGGATATGGCGTAATACTCCGGATGGAGTTTCCTCTGTTCTGGATGCCTTTTCCGGATCGGCCGTTGTTGCTTACATGTATAAATCCAAAGGTCTGCGAGTTTTTGCCAATGACCGTCTTCGCTACAGTCATCACGCAGCCAGAGCAATTATCGAAAACAGTTCGACAAGACTCTCCGAGAGAGAGATCGAAAAGCTGCTGGCGGACAATCCCAAAGCCAAGACCTTTGTTCAGGACATTTTCAAAGGCATCTTCTTCCCCAAAGGTGTCCACGCACTCATCGACTCGTTGCGTGCCAATTGCGACGACCTGTCTGGATACAAAAAGGACATCGCGCTGTTTGCTCTTGGCAAAACCTGCGTGAGCGGCACAGGGTTTGGCCGCTTCACGTGTTCCACTATTTACGCGCAAAACGTGCAATTTCAGTACACGCCTGATGAATTCAAAAAACGCCTGAAAGCGAATATCGAGTGGATCAACGCCCTGATATTCGATAACGGAAAAGAGAACAAAGCCTATCGCGGGGATGTCAACGAGATACTTCCAAAGGTGAAGGCTGATCTCGCTTACTTTGATCCTCCGTATGCCACCGAGTTTTCGTCCGTAAATTATGAATATTTCTATCACTTTGTCGAAGGGCTGATGACCTATTGGGACGGTCTGACCATCAAGGCGGACTCCAAGGTCAAATGCTACGAAATCAGTCATGTGACGGTCACCAGGCGGAACGCTTCTGACTTCATTAAGGAGTTTCTCAGAAACGCTACCCATATCCCGCACTGGCTTATTTCATACCGCGACCACGCCTGTCCAAACGAACAGCAGATGAAAAAGATCATCGGCGGTCTGGGGCGTCAGAGCCGGATAGAGACCAAGGACCACAAGTATTCGAAAACATTCAAGCATGATGGCGAGGCTTGCAGGGCCAAGGAACGCCTCTTCGTTTGCCTGAAAGGAAACCAATCTTTGTGTAGCGTCTAATCACCACAAAAAGGTTTGTGTAGCGTGAAATGGCTTTTACGATACACAAAAAAAAGACTTGACAAACCCAAGAAACCGTGCAATGGTGGAGATGCTCTTAAGAGTAGCTTTTCATGTTATTCTGGGCAGCGGCTTTTTTCATGTATTTTTTCCGCTGCCCTTTTTTTCTTCATTTTTTTTCGTCTCATATCTCCCTATGTTTCAATGGCTTACTCTGAAAACATGAAAAAAGTTGAAAAAACTGTTGCAAACCAGAGCAAAGTGAGCTATATTTTTAGCAGCTCAAGGGTGAGCCTTGAGAGCGAGTGAAAGATGTGCTATGGATAAGACCCCAAAACAACGCAGAAGAGACAGGCAGAATGATATTATGGATGTTCTGACGCTTTTACTGGCTATTAGCTTTTTTGCCATGCTGGCGTTTTTGATTATGATAATTTTTCACTAAACGTGAGTGCGTCTAGTGTTTTCGATAATGAAAAACTCATAACTATAAAAGAGCGGCTGGGAGACTGATAATCTCCCAAACTAACAGGCTCCCAGACCGCTCAAACGAGAGATGATGCCGACAACGGATTTAACAACTTTGGGAGGGGCAACCCAGACCGCCCCATTGGGCTCAATGCAATCGCAGGGGCAAGGCATCATTGCAAGTATCCAACCTGCACGAACCTCAACATCAGTCCCTCCCTCTTTTTTAAACTATGAGTATATTACAATTATTCCCCGCCATTGTCTCTGTGGTCTTTGTCGGCTTTTGGATAATGGCGACGAGAAAGAGCTTATGAGTGGAAGTAGAACCCCCGAAGAAGTCCGAAAGGACTTTAAAAAAATCTACGCTAAAATCGAAGAGATTAAGGCGTTGTTAAAAGGAAAGAAAAATGAAAAAGATACTGGGAAAGATGCTGGGCTACAACGCCCGGATTAAGGAGCTTGAAAAAGCTCTGGAAACGGCTCGAGCGGAAAGCTTGAGACAAAACGAGGCCAGTCAAAGCTTTGCCGAAGAGGTGAAGCGGCTGGCTACTGCCAACGCTGCGCAATACAAGACTATTGAAGCCTTGCAAGCTGAGATAGAAAAACAAAAACTTGACTTGAAGCAGCTCCAAAGCGAGCAACCCACCGCTAAAAAAGCGGCTAAACCAAAAGTAAAAAAGAACGGAAAGAAAGGAAAGTAAATCTATACTTCAATGATCACAACCATAACAGCATCCGCAATTACAAAGTTTTTAGCCTGTCAGCGGGCTTATTATTACCGCTATGAGCTTGGGCTTCAAACGGTCGAAACATCCGACGCTTTATCTTTTGGCCGGGCGTATCATGCGGCCATCGAGGCGCGCAACAAGGGGCAGACGGCGGAGCAAGCTGTCTGCGCCGGGGTAACAGCATTGGGCAACCAAAACGAGCAATTGGTCGCAACGCTCAGCGGCCTCGTGCATGGGTATTTTTCGCGATATGAAAACGACTTGCCGATGGCGACACTGTCGGAGATCAGATTCGAGCACAAAATCGGGAAGTACGGATTTCGCGCGGCGGGTGTGATTGATGGCCTAGCCGAACTAAACGGCGGCTATGCGCTCTTGGAGTACAAAACGACGTCGCAAGCCATCGATACAGACTCTGACTATTGGGTGCGGCTCCGCAACAATATCCAGATCAACCAGTACGTTGACGCGCTGGAGACTCTTGGCTATCCGGTGCGTGAAATCGTTTACGACGTGACGCGCAAGCCTTCAATCCGGCCGAAACTAAACGAGTCGCTGGAAGACTACGCGATCAGACTGCGTGATGATTGTGAAAAGCGTCCAGAGTTTTATTTCGCGCGGCGGCAGGTCTCGGTTCTCTCTGACGATATCGAACGCTTCCGCACGTTGCGTCGGGAGATCTGTTATCAGGTCGCCGCGAACAGAAAACGCCAGAAGAGAGCAGCGACCAAAGCATCTCCATGGCTCTGCTGCAACCAACAGATGACTTGCACCGTTTGCGAGTTCAAAGCTTTTTGCCTCCACGGAACGGAGGCAACTGAGTCCGAAATCCCCACGGGCTTTTATGTTGGGGAACGAAATCCAGAACTAAAATAAAAAAATGAAAAATCAAGAATTGATCCCGCCTCCGATGAATGGAGGCACACAACCTCAAGCGCTGAAAAGCAAAGTATCCTTTCAAGCGATTCCCGCGAAAAAAGGCTCAAGAATAGGGCTCTACGGTTCGGCTGGGATTGGCAAAACTACGCTGGCCGCTGCATCTAAGGGCAAGAAGGTTTTCTTCGACTTGGACGGGAGTCTCCCTGTCCTCAAAGAACAGATGCCGCCATCCGTGCTCTCCCAGATCGCCGTGGTGTCGGCTACGTCATGGCAAGAAATGCTAGACTCGCTCAATGCGGATGGCTGGGATGGTGTCAGCAGTATCATTATTGATACGCTCACTAAAGCTGAAGAACTATGTGTCTCCCATACTTTAAAGACCGTCCCAAACGATAAAGGGCGTTTCGTTCCGCGTTTAGAGGATTTTGGTTACGGGAAAGGCTACGTTTACCTCTTCGATTGCTTCCTGCCTCTGCTGCAAGCACTGGACAACCATTGCAGGGCTGGCCGAAACGTAATCTTGATTATGCACGATTGCACCGCGACCATCCCTAACCCAGCGGGCGATGATTACCTTCGCTATGAGCCCCGGCTCTCTTCTCCAGCAAGTGGTAAATCGAGCATCAGGCTGCGTGTTCGAGAGTGGTTAGATCACCTGCTCTTCATCGGGTACGAAACGACGGTTGACTCCGACGGCAAGGCGAAAGGCGGCCGCAGGGTAATTACCCCGATCGAAAGACCGTATTGCATGGCGAAGAGTAGACTCTTGCAGTCAGAGTCCGAACTTAATTTAAACCAGAATATAATTAACCTTTTAACCTGATTAGTAACATGATATGGAGATGAAAAGGGATAAATTAGTGATGCCTATAGTGAAATGGCTTGGTGGAAAAAGGCAGCTACTACCGACCTTGGTTCCGCTGCTTCCTGACCAATTTTCTAACTATTGTGAGCCTTTTTTTGGGGGCGGGGCCATGTTTTTTTGGATACAACCAATGCGTGCAATAGTGAATGATATAAACAGTGACCTAATGCAGGTGTATGAGGTTATTCGTGATGATGTTGAAAATCTTATATCCGAACTAGAAAAAAATAAAAATGAATCTGAATATTTTTATAAGATTCGCGTTTTAGATAGAAATAAAGATTCTTATAATAAGTTATCTCCTGCAGAAAAGGCATCAAGAGTAATATTCTTAAATAAAACATGTTTTAATGGTCTTTTTAGGGTAAATAATGCTGGGGAATTTAATTCACCGTTTGGAAATTATAAAAATCCAAATATAGTTAATGCGAATACCCTTCTAGCTGTTAGTAATTATTTTAATAGATCGGAAATAACATTTTCTTGCTGTGATTATTCAGATGTATTAAAGAGAATATCTGAAGGGACATTTGTTTATCTAGACCCTCCATATGACCCTGTATCGACCACAGCAAATTTTACAGGGTATTCGCGTGGAGGTTTTTTTAAGGATGATCAAGTTCGACTCAGGGAATGCTGTGATGATCTAAATCGCCGGGGGATAAAGTTCATGTTGTCGAATTCAGCCACGGACTTTATCAAGAAACAATACTCTTCCTACAATATTAAGATAGTACGAGCAAAAAGAACTATCAATTCTGACGCAACAGGAAGAGGCCAAGTTGATGAGTTGGTTGTGAGAAACTATGAATAGTCGTCCAAAAACTCAAAATGATGAAGGTTGACTCCGAACTCAATTTAAACAAGAACATAATTGACCAAATAATAATATGATTAGAAATGATGTAATAGGCGTCCCGCTACGGGCGCGGATAGAAAACATGGATGTGTGGACGGGTAAAGAGTCCGGAAATCCGTACGTTGCAATTGAGCTCTTTGTCATCGACAAAAACGAGACGAGAATCTCGAACGAGCACAAAGGCCGAGAGTACAATCTCTACGCATACTTTTACCCGATCGGGAAAGATGGCAAGAGGAACGAATATGGCATAGCTGCACTCAATCACATATTTCCAAACTGGGGTTTGAACTTTGGATTTTTTACCGCTGAGAACATCCCCCAAAACCCGTGGCTCTGGTGCCAACTCCGAGTTAATAAAATCAAAGGGAATTACGAAGTAGAGTCGGTTTGGCCGAATGGCAAGGAACCGCTTGTTTTTACGAGCGACCGCCCGAGTGCAGAAGAAATCGCGCGGAAGTATAATAATATTTTGCAAGCCGGCACAACCAAGCCAGAACCGGCTATATCTCCGAAAACGGAAGATAAACCAGCTTATGACCCATCAACAGATGATGTCCCGTTTTAAACATGAAACTATTTACTAAAGAGTCAAAACGAGAATACTGCCATCATTGTGGATGTGGTAAAACAGTTTCCGCGGCCAGCACGTCAATGGGGTTGGTTGTAATGACTTGTACAGCCTGCCAGCGAACGACGCTTCCTTTTCCGTCTTTGGAGGAAGCTCAAAAGGCATGGATAAGAGACCACTTGCGCGATTTGGGGAAAATGTTAGAAAAAACTGAAGATGAATTTTCTAAAAAAATCACTGAAATGCAAGATATTGTGGGTGATGCGCGAGAAAACCTTAATAAAATCACGGGAATGACTTATGAAGACTAACCCAAAACACCATCCTTTTGGCCCCAGCACGATGCGAAGGAGGGAGCTTTGCCCAGCGAGCTTAAGGCTTGAGGACGGGCTCCCCGCCCTCCCCGCTGGCCCTGACGCCGAGCGTGGCACCCGTATCCATGCTTTGGTGGCAAAGTGGATTGAGGCTAAGAAAGCACCTGAGCCCGAGACCGAAGAAGAAGAGCTTGCACTCAAATGCTTTCAATACTGGCGGCGAGAAACGGCAATCGAAGGCTCAGTCATCGATGCCCCAGAACAACGGCTTAGCTATTGCGTGGTGGCAGGGCAGCCCGAGACCGAACTCTACTTTGGCACCTGCGATTACGTTGGAGCGTTTCTGATAAATGGAAAACTGTGTGGTCTGATAATCGACTGGAAAACAGGCTACTCAGAGATTGACCCCGCTCCCGATAACATTCAGGGGGCGGCTTATGCGTTGGCGGCCTTCCAAACCTACAAGCTTGACCGTTGCGAAGTGCATTTTTACAACCCGACATTGAACAGAGCCTCCAGCCACGTTTTTACGGATGCAGATGCTTTGGCTGAGCATATCATGAGGGTGCATAACTTGTGCCTTGCGCCTGATACGCCGCCAGTACCCGGTGAAGACCAATGCCGCTATTGCAAGGCATTTCAGCAGGCGGCTTGCCCTGCGGTAAAGAAAAAATTAGAGGTTATCGCCGAAACAGCCTCCACGCTCGAAGGGGTAATCTCTACCCTGCCGGATGAGAAACTTGTAGAATTTTTTGAGAAAGCAAAGCTTGTCGCAAAATTGGAAGGCGTGGCCGAGGCTGAGATCAAAAGACGATGTGAAGATTCCGGCGTTTGCGCGGGATACCGCATCAAAGAAACTTCGGGCGGTTTCGAGATCACAGACATCCCGAAAGCGTTCGAGCTTGCGGACGGCTTGGATGAGGCCCGGTTTTTAGGCTGCTGCAAACTTTCGGAGAGCCAGCTAAAAAAAGCATGGGCGAAGGCGCAAGTGAATGGGGGGGAGTACAAAACGCTCAAAGAAGCAGAATTCGCTTTCGCGAGTGTATTTGGCGGGCTCAGGTGCCCCAAGCCTCCAAAGCGGACTCTTGTCAAAGAGGATACGAAAGCCCTGAATTAAACTAAAAAGGGGTAGGGCTAACCCCTTGCCCCAGAAAGGAATAAAAATGAATTTTGAATTTAAAAACCAAACGCGACAAGAAAAGGTTTGGAGTTTGCTAGAGCAGATAAAATCCAATGTGTTTTTGGTAAAAGTGATTGAAGAAGCCGATAAGGAACTCGAAAGCCCGGAAAATGTAAATGCTCTTGAAAACTTAGCAATAGCCGTTGGCTCCTTTGCATTGACGATTTTAGCTGAGTTGAAGACAATCGGCGAAGAAAAGGAATTGAACTCTTAGGAAACTCCGAATAGTTGACCATGAGTAAAGTTATGAAAGAAGTTAAAAAACGGATGGCCGTGCATGAAATTATAGCGGCTGAGAGCCTGCTTGCTTTTCTCGCTGAATTTGAGTCGCTTGACTACGATAGCGCTCCAGCCTGGAAAAATGCGGTGCAAAACGCAGTTTCCACCGCAAAGAGGGCCTCAGAACACCTGAGAGCTGCCAGAGAACTGGCGGGCCTCACTTTGCCGACAACATCCGAAGAAATTGAAAAGATGCTTTTAGGAAGCGGATGGGAAAAAGTGAACCATAAAAATACGGTAGAGTTTTATACGCATGTTCATGGGAAAGTTTTTAATACTAAGCTTTTCCACGAAAACCACCAGTTTTATGACTCATCCAGAAACGCTGCCTTGCTTGAGTTTGAGGCTTGGAAAGCGTTTAAAAAAATGTTGGAGGACAGTAAAAATGACTGAGCTTTATCCATGCCTGAAATGCGGAAAGGAACCTGCTCTTGTCCAGACCTTTGGACAATGGACGGTGAACTGCCCTTGTGGCGTGAAGTTGGGGCACAGGTTTTTTAATCGCCAGACGGCCATCGACCATTGGAATCGAAGCGGGCATGAGTGTGCAGCTAAAACCGCCGCCGCCATTAAACGGTCAAGAAAGAAGCACGAGCAATCCATTAAACTATTCGGCGAGAAGATTATAGAACATCGGCTTGAACACCTCAAAAAACTTCCCGAGGACACGTTCCTGACTCTTGAGGAAGCTATTTTACTGACAGGCAGGGAGGCTTGCTTCCTTGCCCGTGGAAGGTATTACGGCGTATTGGTTTATGATGAAAACGGCAAGTATCGCAAGAAAGAGCTTTTAACCGCTGACTATGATAACTTGCCTAAGATTCCAATGCGCAACAGCGTGCTAAAATTTACTCATAAGGAAGGAACGCCCGAGAGAGAGGAAGAAGAGGCGGCTCTCAGGCTGGCTATGTTTGCAGAAGCAGACAGTGTTTTGTTTTCTGCTAAGGAGGCGAGACTTTTCGCTTGCACCAGCCGAGAGATGATAATCAGAGCCGTGAAAGAAGGTAAACTCAAGAAGGTGAACGGGTTATTCCGCAAGGGAGACCTTGTGAAATGGCGGAGGAAGTATCCCCCGCAGCGTGGGGGCGCAGGTACTCATGCGCTGAAAAAATTACGGTTTATGCTGAAGGGAGATAAATGATAATCCTTGGAATTGACCCTTCTCTTTACAGTACCGGCTGGGCTTTGCTGGATTGCAGCCCGGGCGGGTGCCGGGTGATTGAAGCTGGCACCATTAAAATCAAACGGCGTGCCACGCCGAAGGGGCGCGCAAAACGTCATAACGTAGCTGAGCTTGGGATGCTGCATCATGAGCTGACGCATTTGGCCGAGTGGTGTCAATATCCGAAAAAAGTTGACTGTTTCGCTCTGGAGTATCCGATAAATCTGCCTGGGGCTCAGACCGCCGTCCTTTGGATGGTGCAGGGCGTCGCCAGAGGGTGTCTGGGAGGCGCTGGGCTCACGGGCGAGTGTTACGACCCTGCCACGGTAAAAAAGGCCGTGACTGGCAACCGGAGCGCCGAGAAACACGTTGTAGAGCGGTTTGTACAGGCTCAGCTTTCGGAGCCCTACAAGTTTGGGAGTGACGATACGTCTGACGCCGCTGCGATTGCTTTGACGCACTGGCGCAGGCATCAGACCAACCAGCTTTTACTTCCGGCGATGCAGAAGCAGAAAACCAGCAGAAAGCGCAGGCGTGTAAAATGTTGAAACGCATGAGGTTAGCCTTTTCTGCAAAGGTTAGCCGCAGAATAAATGCAGAATAACTTGCAGAATAAGCAACACGCAACTTGCAACCATGGCAAGCAAACAAACAGTTGAACCAGAACGACTTATTCAATTTCAACTTGCTTGTAACTTGCTTGTAACTTGCATCTCCTTGCAACTTGTTACCGTGGAGTGAAATGGAGAATTATTTAAAAAAGTGTTGTAATCTTAGCTAGATTGTGTTAAATTATGAGTGTTGCCGTGGGGAGCGGCGGCCTCTAAAACCTAAAAACAGAAAGGAATAAAGAGAATGAATGATACTAAAACTGATAATATGCCAACCCTCTACAACATAAAGGAAGCTGCGGAGGTGTCTGGCTTTTCGTGGTTTTCAATTCGACGTGCTATTAGTGGCGGCAGGCTGAAAACCATTCAACCGACCGGAAAAAGAATCTATATAAAGAGAGAAGACCTGCTTGAATGGATGAATCATGGGGAGGTAAAAGATGAATGAAACGTGGCTAAAACTAATCCCTTGGAATGGTACATTTGAAGAAGCCATTCAAGAAGCTGCACTTAAGATACTTCAAGCGGCCATAAAAGCAGAAATTTCAGAGGCGGACTCAATTGCAAAGGAATCAGAAATTCTCACGATTAAGGAGGCTTCTGAAATATCGGGGCTTGCAGAGATAACGCTCCGCAAGGCTGGCAGGACTGGCAGACTCAAGATACAGGGTGGCAATGGTGCCCCGCGCCGTATTCTCAGAAAAGACCTTTATGAATTTTTGGGAATGAGCGAAAAACAGGTGGAGGGTAATAATGAATAACAAAACCCAAGCAAACTTCAAGCAAACCTCAAGCAAACCTCAAGCAGATGCTCAAGCAACATTTCAAGCTTGCTTGAACTCTGGTGATGAAAAAGAACGCAGGCCAGCTTTTCTGTTTTATTACAAGGACTGGCTTTCTGACTCAGGAGTGAGCAGATTATCACGAGCTGAGAAGGGGTTTTATATCGACCTTTTATGCTACCTTTTCCAAGAGGAAGGTTATCTGTACACCCCTGAAAAACTGGAGGATGGAGATATACTGGAGATGATGAATGTATCCAAACAAGAGGGAGAAAAGGTTATCAATAAACTATTGAGAGTTAAATGCTTATATAGGAACGAGCAAGGCTATATTTACAATAAAAGGATGGTGAGAGAGATTGAAATTTATAAAGCAAAACAGGAAGCTGGCCGCAAAGGAGGAAGGCAAGCAAGAGCCAACGAAAGGGCAAGCAAAGCTTCAAGCAAAGCTTCAAGCAAAACTCAAGCAAAACTCAAGCAAGCTTCAAGCAAAACCCAAGCAGGCAGTGAAGCAGACGCTCAAGCAAAATCCAACATTGCAGTTGCAGTTGCAGTTGCAGATATTAAGAACTCTCTCTCTACCGCGCGTGCGCGCGAAAAGGGAGAAAATCCAGAAACTGGATTGCCGGATTATCACATCGAACCACCGCCGGGGATGCCCAAAAGCCTTGAGGAGGCAATCACGATGGCTGAGATGGCAGGAGTCCCCGCAAACTTCACCACGGACTTTGCATACCCGAAGCTTCTTGCTTGCGGGTATCGGGATGGGAATAACCCCATACGCAACTTTGGGCAATGGGCAAAGGTGTATCACTCGAACTGGACTAACCTTGAAAGACACAGGAATGCAGAGAAAGCTCAGCGAGCAAAACCGCAGGCGATAAAATCGAGAGGGCACCTCTTTGACGACACGCCAACAAAAGAATTTAAATTTTAACCAAAGGTAAAAATGAATACTACAAAAAGTTTAGAAGAGATTATGGCCAGCGTGGCTCGGCAGATTAAACCGCAGCTTGTGAGTGATGCGGAAAAAGAAACCCTTGAAGCTGGGCAACGCAAAGAAGAGCGAAAAGAATGGGCTACCCGAGAGTACAAAAAACTGGAAGCTCCTTTGCGGCTTCGGCGGCAATCGGACAACCTGCGCCATGACGGTGATTGGGGCAAGGTGCTGATTGGACTTAAACGCACCCTCGGAGCGGGGGGGGTCTTTGTTTTTCGTGGCCCAAGCGGCACGGGCAAGAGTCAAATGGCCCATGAGCTTTGCAAGTTTGCAATTTTAGACAAGGGTATGACAGCCAGATTTACCTCTTTTGCCACAATCCAGCTTTTACTCAAAAGCTCTTTTCGTGACAGGTCGGATACAAGCGAATTTGATATTATTAAGGGTCTTTTAAAGCCAGAACTCCTTGTGATAGATGAGTTTGACTGGTGTCCGCTGGGAGATAAAACCGTGACTGAAAACTACTGGCAGAACATTGCTTACTACATCATAAACGAGCGTTGGGGTGATGCTAAAGACACAATCCTCACGTCAAATAAAACGGCGCAAGAGTTTGATAGAGAAACACTTGCAACAGTGAAAACAAGAATCAGCCAGACTGGTGGGGTTATTACAACCGAGGGATGGACAAACTGGAGGCTGAAATGAGAGACAATCTTTACACAATTGGTTATCAGGGCCGGACGCTGGCCCAGCTCATTCAAACGCTGCAAGAAAACGCCATCACGGTGCTTTGCGACGTGCGCAGGAATGCCATATCCCGCAAGCCCGGGTTTAGTAAAGCCGTGTTACAGAGTGCCTTAGAAGCGGCTGGCATCCGGTATGTTCACCTGCCCGAACTGGGAACTGACTCAAAAGACAGGCCGCCCGCAGGTGATAACAGCTATTTAACCATTGCTTTTTTTACCAAATACATGTTACAATTAAGAGAAGAGCCAAAAAAACAGGAAGCCTTGCAACAGATTAAGGTTTTAATGTATCACAACCGAGTAGCTTTAATGTGTTTTGAGAGAAACATTGAAGAATGCCACCGGAAGATTATTTATCGTGAAATCACAGGAACAGGAAAGAAAGAACAACACTTATGAATAAAATAATAATCTTCCCTCGTGGAAGAGAAGCAATTAAACTACTTATCCCTCTCTCAAAAGCAGTTGCCAACTACAAAGAAATAGTAGAAGGCTATAAATCAATCATAGTTGAAATGACTAAAAGACATAATATCAAACTGAACAAGGAAGATTGGATAAAACCTTTTTTGTCAACAGTGTATGAAAAAGAAAAAGAGACTGAAAAAATACTAACCCCTCAGTCTGACTTAGATGAGTTTTTAGAGGAGATAAAACACTTATGAAAGATGAAATTGAGCGGCTAAAAGCCGAAAATGAGAGACTCAAATCCATAGCTAAAAGCTTTTATAGGATAATTAAAGATTATTTTACTGAGCTAAGCGGTTATGATGTAACTACTGGCCCTTTGAGTGTCATGATTGATTATTTCGACAAGTTTTTTGCCGAAGAAGAGCCAGATAAGCATATACATTTTATCAAAAACGATATTGGACAGAAAGCCTTGAGGCTTTACGAGCAGGGCGAGCGCATCGGGCTCGTGGAAGACTTTGGCGATGGAAATTATAGACTTGTCCCCGCCAACTCAGAGCGGCACTTGCGAGAGTTGATTGAAAAATACAAAGAAGGAGGCCATTTTACGCTGGCTCTGGCAACGCTTGAGGATTGCGGCGGGCAAGACTTTGGCTTTGAGATAATAAAATGAAACCACACCACACCCCAAGACACATGAAATTTGAGCCACAGCATAGCCAAGGCGACGTTTTAAACGCTGGCGAGTATGACCGTAGCCAAGCGACAATCAAAACGTCTCAGAACGCAAATACAGAAGAAGTTTTACCAATGGGAAAGGAAAAACGTTATGATTGACCAATACGACCTGTTCTCGCTGCTTGACGATTACCTCTACAGCTCAGAGGGCTTTTACAAAGCCTGCAATGCTGTACTGGTCAAGTCTCCAAAGCACTCAGCCATTCTGCTCCCCGCGCTAACCGAGAAGCTGACTGAGCTGACTGACCTGCAGTCAAGGTTTGCTACCTTGCCGGACTCCACCATGAAAGCCGAGTACATGCGCAGGCTGACAGAAGCTCAGGAAGAAAATAACGATATAATCGAGAAAGTGAAAAACCATTTAAACCAATGAAGACTAATGAAACTAACCTGCTCAATATCATGAGCTTATACGTAAACTCGACGCCAGAGATACGTGAACACGTAGAGCATGTGCTCACCACTCAAAAGCTTGAGATGTTGCCCGAGATGAAGGTTATCCGGCTGAAAGACGCCGCCAAACTCTATAAAATCGCAATCGGCACCCTTCGTGCAGCCGGATTATCCGGTAAACTCAAGATACACCGCCCGAATGGCGGGCAAGGGATGATGTGGACAACGTTCGAAGCGATGGATGCCTATATTGCCGGACGGGAGGGGCTGTCAATCTGCCCGCCCCACTGTTCGCATTCAAATTGAAGCGTGGCATAGGCCAGAAAACGTTTTAAAGCCGCCGGAGTATCCACACACCACCCAGCCCCATAAAACGTCTTAAATCGAAAGCAGGAAGGTTTAACCCCACCCCTGCTTTTTTTGTTTTCCTCCACTGTTCGCGCGTCCATTAAAAAGACCCCACCCCCCTCTTTTTCAAAAACGTCCACTGTTCGCTTTTTTATGCGGCTTGCGTTTCAAAAAAAACAGAATCGAGAGTCAAAAAAACGTGAAAAAAACCGGAGCGCCGAACGAACGCCATGCTTTAAGAAAATCTAAGAAAACTTAAGAAACCTTAAGAAAATCCAAGAAACCTTAAGAAAGCCTTGTAAACCGCTGAAAGAGAAGCACTTATAAGAAACGCTCCAGAATGCCCCAGGAAGCCCTTGAATTTTTTCTGAAGGTATTTACCCTCCGAAAAAATAAAAACGCCATGGAAGCAAAACTGGAAAGCCGATGTAAAGTGTTGCAACAGAGGGGGTTATGCAGGAAAACCAGCCGTTGGGGGAGCTAAAAAAGAACCAAAAAACAGGCGCAATCTTATAAGTAGTTGAAAGAGAGGCACTTACAAAGGAGCTAAAAAGCAGGAGAAAATGAGCGAAAAAGATAGAGCCAGTGCGGGCTTTTGGAGCAGGCATCCGCCATTGGTAAAACATACCACTGGGAAGAATCTTAACTGCGGGTAGAATCTTAACCACCGGAAGAATCTTAACCGCAGGGTAGAACTGAACAGTAGTAAAGTTTTGCAAGCTGGCCGGAAGCCGTGACCGAAGGAGCGAAGCGAACCACCAAACCCAAACTCAAACCCAAACCCAAACCCCGGAAGCCGGAAGCCTTTGTTCCACGTGGAACATTTTTACCGCCAGCAAGAACCTTACCGCTGGGAAGGAATTAAACCAACG